GGCTTCAGCCATGTACCCAGCAAGGTTCATGGCCTTCTCGTTCTTGGCTTCCAAGATCACGGCAAGGTCACGCACACGGATGAGCAGGTCACCTTCGTCGTCCTTGCCACGGCGCACCAGGCGGGTAGTGTTCAGGTACTTGCCACGGAAGAAGCCCTCTAGGTCAATCTCGAAGGCAGCACCCTTACGCTTGTTGGCCTTAGCCCTGCTGCTGGCGTCTGTCATGTGAGCATCTCCTCAAGCGTGAACTGGTGGTAGCGCCAGTCACATGACGAACACATGGGGCCAGACTCGGATGGCGTGCCCGTGTAGTTGGTGGCCCAACCCCAGGTCTTTCGCTCATCAGGGATGTCGGATCGGTGGCACAGCTCTGCCTCCAACTCCCTGATCTGTTCAGCCACATCAGGAAACCACTGGGCTATCTCGGCAAGCTCGCCCTTGTGAGCAAAAGAGCCACACAGGCATTCACCACTCATGTGAATAAGATTCGTTACCTCATTGACTGGAACATCACCAGCCATAAGCCGGTAAGTGTTCAAGTCAAGCTTAGTCCAGTTCACCATAGGCGAAACCCAAATCACGTTGCCTTCCCGCTCCGATGCCGGGATGGACGAACGCCGTGAAGATTCAGTCCTTCTTCGACCAGCAAGGTAAACGACACGGGAAGATCGAGTCTTCCCATTCAGCAACTCCTTCTTCACCTGGATCAGTGAGCGTTCCTTCAAACGCTGGTACATCTTGTAGTGATGACCAGGCCCAGGGAAGCCGTGAGCAAGAACAAGGCTACGATAGTGATCAGATTCCCTAGGTGGCGAGAACTCCAGCAGTGGCTTGCTCCACGATTCGGCGGTGTCGCGGACAAACTGCCGTGTCTGCTCAATACCGATAGTAGTATTCGCGTGGGCAAGATGCGTAATGCGAGGCAGCATAACGTGGCACAGTGTTGTGGAATCGTTGCCACCTGAGAACAACCCGACAATGCCGACAAGTTTCTTGTCGTCCTGATTGATGAACATTTCAATAGCAGCATCAAGGATGCTGTTTGATTCTGTCAGCAGTGCCTTCACTCTGGCTTCCCTTTCAGGGCCAGTGAGTGAGGCAACATCTTCAGGGGACATGGCATTGTCAGCGATACTGGCAATGTCATCCATGACTATTCGACGCACAGGCTTAACTGGTGGGTCGTAAGCAGAGTCAAACATAGACACATCTTCGAATGTCATAGGTTGATGTCCTTGATCTGCATACGTGCAGGGTCATATTCCAGCCACAACGCTGTAGAACCTGACGGGTCAGCAGGCCCATACCTGTTCTTCACAGGAGCCACAGACATGAGACCGTCAGAAGGTGAGGCTAGGGTGCAGATGAGGCTGGGGATCTGTGCAATCTTCCCATGCAACGCAGCACGAGGTGGACACGGGTTGCCTTGATACTGCTCAGAGGTGTGATGCAGCACTAGTACGGCAGCGCCCGTGTCACGAGCCCACCATTTCAGCTCACGCATCAGTGACCTGAGGGAACCAAACTCGTCCCCATGTTCATGCAACACGTCGATAGCGTTATCCACCACGAGCAGACGCATGTTGTCCCCGTGCACTTCACGGTACAGGGCAACCTCGTCAGCCAGGTCAGACAACGATGGGCTGGCATCGAACATCCATGAAATGTGTGACCCGTTACGGGACAGCACATCGGAAGCCCACGTGGAGTCAGCCTGAATACGCTGCTCCACTTCATGCTGCGACAACCCTGTCAGCATGGCTGTGGTACGCAAAGCCATCGTAGCCTCATGCGTATCCATAGACGCATACAAGGTGGGTACACCTGACAGGACAGCGATAGATAAGGCGAGAGTGGATTTGCCTGCCCCTGGTGGGCCAGCAATCATAGTCACTTCGCCTCTGCGAATAGTGATTTGATAGTCAGCAAAGGATCGGAACGGGACAGGTATGACTGCCCCGCCCCGATCCAACTGCGTGACTGCACGGTCAAGACGCCTCATCGCCTACGCGGGGAACGCATCCCACTCAGGTGTGCCCCGCTTAATCCACACAGGGTCACACTTCGCCCCACCCTGCGGTGCGTTACACATCCATGCCTTCCACGGACCCTTAGCGCCAACCTTCGACACAGGGTTACGGGCACCGTGGGCACAAGCGGGTGCGACAGCAGACTGGAACGCCGCTGGGGGAGCCGCAGGGGAAGGGGCCTGCGGTGCGACGTTCCAGCCTGCGTCGTGGGAGACAGCAGGTGCAGGAGGCGTTGCAACCTGCTGCTGGGTCAAAGATGCCGCATTAGATGCGGCGACAGTGAGGGTCACGGACTCAACGAATGTGCCCATGTTCTCAGCGATCTCAGCCCAATGCATCTGGAACTCCGACGCGGAGTTGCCACGCACGGTGAGCTGAACGTCATGGTCAGCGATACGGACCCGCATGTTCGCGGAGAATGGTGCTTCAGTGCTAGACATTTACAGCCTCCTTCAAATTGAACGATGGTGAATACATTGTAGCAGGATTGTGGACGTAGCAGTGGGTTCGGACACCGCAGCCACGACACATGCTGGTGACGTGGGGCAGGAAGATCCCTGCCTGCACACCAGCGTAGGTCTTCGCGACCCAGTAGTCCACCATCTCGTCCGTGTACGGCTCCAGGTTGTGGATGGTGGACAGGGAACCTTCACGGGCCATCCAGTACGCACCATACGGTGCGTCGATCCCGTAGGCAGCCTTCAATGCGCGGCGGTAGAACGCAAGTTGCATAGGTGCAGGCGTAGTCTTACCTGTCTTGAGGTCAACGATCAACACTTCACCTGTGTTCGCGTCCACGAACACCCGGTCGATGAATCCTTTCAACTGGATCAGTTCATCATTGACTTCAATGTCCACACGCACATCAAGTTCGATAGCAGGCTTGCCATCTTCCATTGTGAGGATGTGCAGGGACGGGTTGTTTTGCCGCCAGGTGATCCATGACTGCACGTAGGCTGGGCCGTTAGCCATCCACCAGGCGTAGTCTTCACCGTTAGGGGCTGCCTTCGTGGGCCTGCCACCAGCACGAGGTGTCTTACCTTCAGGGAACTGTGCAACCTCTTGCTCCAAGGACTTGCGGAAAGCATCAAGCCCAAGCTCCAGTAGTGGGTTCATGCCTGATACTCCTCAAACAAGTGATGGTCTATGGCTTCGGTGGCCGTGTGTACGGCGGTGCCTCCGGCGAACCAGTAGGCAGGATCTTCAGCTACGCCAACGATCCTTGTTAAGCGGTACTTTTCTCCACAGTCCACGTAGGTGGAGAACTGGGAGTAGGATATGTGCGGTATTGGTGTTTCACTCATGGCAGATACGGTAGCGTAGGGGTGTGACAGTCTTCGGCATTGAGCTTTTTCTTCGGCGTGTCGGGTTCTTTTACTTCGGCGCTTGTAGGTTACACTGTTACCTATATAGGTACAGATATAGGTAAAAGAGCCAGCCCTTAGGGGGCTGGCTCATATAGGTATTACTATAGGTATATATAATATATTATTAGACAGTATACTAAATACCTTTCTGCCTTAGACCTGTAGACACCCTCTAGGATGCCTCTGTATGGCCCTGTAAGGGCCGTAGACGAGACAAAACCCCCTCCCAGGTATCCGAAGACCCTAGGAGGGGGAAGCCTCTCAGAATGGCTGAGAATGATTCTTACTTTGTGAGGTTGAACCACCGATCAAGAAGACCTTTGATGCCATTTTGATCTGACTTCATCAGCTTCCCAACCCGACGACGCTCCGTCTTCAAACTCAAACCATCAGGATCATTCTTCCGACCGGGTGCATACGTCCGATGAAACTCCAAAGCCTGCTTCGGATCCAGACCATAATGCTCCATCAAGGCAGCAGTACCCTTGCGAAGACTGGAGATCTGCTCCTTCGTCCACTTCTCCCCAGTATTGTGATCCGTTTCGATCCCAAGATAATACTGATTACCTGTGGAGTTAGGGGCAAGAGCACTTGATCCCACACCTGCATGGTTCGTGAGGCCAGCGGCATACACAAACCACTTGCCATAACGGTCAACCCAGATAGCAGCACAAGGAGCCAGATCCGAATACATGCACCAATGCAGAGCCCCCGGTGAATCACCGAACGGTGACGCATCGTGATGCCACATGATGCCACGCAACTGCGTGTAGCCCAGGCCGTTCCAACCAACCTGCTTCCACGACTTACCCGCATACCTGCCGTACTTGTAAGTCATGCCCTCAACAGGAACACCAGCCTTACGAAGAACCCGAACCAGATCCTTCAACCACACACCACTCACAGATCTACCTCATACACAGGAATCTCTTCAACAACAGCCTCGCCAGCAAGACTTGGACCCTCAAACGACCCAAGTCGAACAGACGCGACAGAAGTCAGAACAGACACGAGTGCGGCAGTCGCAGAGACAGCGAGGGCCTGCTGCCAGTCCACGTTCAGCACAGTGACACCAGCAACGAACAATGCGACCAAGGCTTGACTAAATGTCTTTAGGGCTCTTTCCCCGGTAGCGATCCAGAAAACCTTATCAGTCAGCAATGTGATCCAACTCCTCATCAATACGAACGATTTCTTTCTCAATGCGGCAGATCCGCTTCACCACATCATCAACCTTGTCATGCAGTTCACCCAACGACTTGCCACCGTTCTTAGGCATACGTTGATCTATATACCTTTCAAGAGGCTTCACAATCAGGAAGCGACCAACAGCAACCACCGCTGACACGAAAGCAACAATGACACCCAGCACGATCCCCAAATCGCGCACAATCTCAATCCAGTCAGGGGTTGCGTACTCCATGATCACAACTCCCTGCACGTCACCACAAGAACACCACCCATACCTGACTGCTGCCGAGGTGGTGACGTTTGAACCATCTGCAAATCCTCAATCAAAATCGTGTACGTTTCTTTAGCAAGAAAGTCCTGCAACACCACAGGCGTACCAGCCAGTAGAGCGTTACGCAGATTCTGCCAGCGAGTCGTCGCATACCCAGGATGACCGATACGCTGACCAAACCTGTCGGTTTCTTCATCGAAGCAGAGAAGCGGGAGTCGCCACTGCTGCTTACGAGGCACAGCAGGCAACGCCTTCAACTGCCAGCCAGCAATCTCAGGCCCCTTAGTCGCATCAGAAGCATCCCGAGTCAACTCAATCTTCAAACCAAGAGACTCAACAGGCACAGCAGGAACAACCTGCACCTCAACATTCGAAGACCCATCAGGGTACGTGTACAAGGCAGCCTCAGTGCCCCCAGCCTGCACACTAGACACAGCAACCGTGCCATCCAACACAGACCTGCGAAGATTCAAAAACCGGAAAGACTTATTCTCCAGCGTGTTATACCTGACCTGCCCCGTATACAGGTAGCCGCTAGACACCAGCTCAGTCGGATGCTCCTCATACACACCCTGACTGTTCACACCAACAATGACACGGCCCGTACAACCCAAGATGCACACGCCATCAACAGCACCAGTCTCACCCGTGTCAATGTCGGCAGCCCACGCTGCACGACCAGCCTCATCCAAATTAGACAAGTCAACGCGGATCACACCAGCATTACCGGAACCCACATCCGTGACACCCACATACACGAACCTGTCAAACCCGACAGCATAGCCAGTGGCCGCACCCGTGTACGTCAGCGGCCCATACGTGACAGAACCATCACCACCAAGCAGGCCAATACGCACACCCACGCTCGTCATAATCACCATGTACGAACCCAAGTATGAGAACAAGCCCAGCACGATCTCACCAGCAGGAAGCTCGGCAACAGTCACCGCCGACGTAAGCGTCGGCAGTCCACCATCAGCCTCATCCACAGTGAACTTGTAAATTGTGCTAAGGGAACCAGAATGCCCAGCAACCAGAATCGCAGCCGGAGCCTCACAGGCACCCGTCCACTCCCAATCAGACCGCGGATGAGTGTAGAAAGCAGAAGGCAGGTTACCTCCAGTGAACCCACCCAGTTCGTACAGCTCGTTGCCCCACGCAGCCATCAAGCGTTGCTTAACCCACCAGCCACGACCAGAAGCCGACTTCGAATGCGTCCACAAAGCGGACGCTGTAGTGCCGCTCGCAGCAGCAACATCAATGCCGTCATCGTGGAAACCGAAAACACCACTACCGTATGAAGCAAGATATTCAATGTCATTAGCCCAACCCGTGATAGCGGTGGCAGTAGTGCCATCCCACTTCTTCACGCCACCAGCACCATCAAGACCGAAGGCGTAACACACGTTATTGCCATCGTCACGGGCACCAGCAACATTCGCCAAACCAGACGACGTAAACGCCTCACGAACACGAGGCAACAACTTCAACGTGCCAGGAGTCCACACATCAACACCCTGCGACCTGTTAAAGCGCGTCATCAAACGCTCATTATCAGGAGGCTCAAGGAAATTGATACCAGCACCACCACTGAAATCCCGCTGGCTACGAAGCCACCAACCCGTCAGCGACTGCTCACCAGGATCCCTACTGTTATCGAACTGTTCCTTATTCACACTCGTGAAAGCACGAGTCATAGGGAACTCATCCGAAGCCACACCCAGGAACGGCTGACCAGCAATAGCCCACTCGTAGGCGAACGCACCTAGACTGAACGAGTTCAGGCTAGCCGAATAGGCAACACCGATATCAAGAAGTACGCTATCGGTAATGTCAGTGGTGACAGTCAATGTTTTTCCTCGCAGGCTCTAGCTAGGGAGGGCACAACAAAAGGACGCCAACATTTGGCGCACCT